TGCTCCATAACCATCATCTTCAAACTGCTGGTCAACACCAGGTCTATCAGCACTTCTAAACTTACCAGATAGTAGAATTGGTTCCTTTGCACCGTCAGTTGCCAATGTAACCTTACTAGGAGCAGAGTTATAGAGGGATGAACCAGTAGAAATCGTATAAGTGTTAGTTTGATTAGTAACTGGTGTAACATAACGCAATAACGTTGTTTGGAGTGAAACGTCAGTTATGCAACTGTTTGACAGTGTAATTGCTTTTTCGTAGGACTGTGATCTAAATGTAGAGTTAAAGTTGTTGATTTGTGTTTGAGTTGCCCATTGACTAATGGCATTTTGAACGTCCGTCTTAATTGTAGACGTGTTTGATCCGCAACCTGTATCATAGAGCACAAATACCTTAGTATAGATGTATAAATTCTCTGGATCTATGACCACTGGGTCGATAGATGCCATCGCATACTTTCTTAAGTCTGCAGCAA